TTAAAGCAAAGGGGAGAGAAATGAGGGTATCTCTCCCCCTCGCTAATTACAGAAGCAAATCGGCAACCGTAATAGTTCTATAAGCAATGCGTCCATAGACTGTGCCATCCCCAGCGGTGACATCCGTCGAAGTTTTTGCACAGATAAGAGCATTAACGAGAGGGGCTACAGCCAGGCCTACCGAACGGTAGTAAACGTCTGTAGCACTCTCCACAGTGGCGTTAGGAACATCGGTTGCAACCTTGTCCCCACTGCCGTCTGTGTATAAGAAACTAAGAACCCCAGCACCCAGTTCAAATGCAGTAGCTCCGGCATCAATGAACGTGACGACATACTCGACAATGTTCATGAGTCCAGCACCTGGAGCCGCTAAAAGCGTTACAGGGGTGGCATTCAGAGTATTCATTTGAGCAGCGCTTAACGTAAAATCTACAAAATTCAGCTGAGTCCTAAGAAGATTGCTCGCAAGAACATTCTCCCCAACCCAACCAAACATACGAAGCGAGTTTCTAGGATCCAAACTGTTAAATGATAGTTGTGGCATATTTGGTTTCTCCTTTTTAAGTAAGAAAACCCGCCCACTCAAAAAGTAGGCGGGCTTACCTTAAATCGTTATCAGGTTACTCCCGTAAGACGCACACACTGTGCAGGCTTCTCGACGAAGATCGCCTGATCCGACATACTGCGGATTTCAAGGGCGGTCACATCGGTCACATGCACTTCCATGGGCTCTTCACTGCCAGGCATAGCGAAGGTGATATCCGTAGCTCCAGTGCGTCGGACATAATCCTCAGCAACTAAAAGCGGCGTACCTTGTTTCACTAATGGGTGAGCCATGACTTCAATGCTCACAGGTCCCAGCATGAACTCAACACCACGAACACCACGCTTGGTGTTTTTGGCATCCGAGTCACTGACGTACCGACGAAGTGCAGCTTCATCGAGTCCTAACTGAGCGAACTTCTCAGGAGCGACAAGCAGTAAACCTTTTTCAAGGCCATAGCTCATGCCCACAGAAGCGGCCTGTAGGATAGCGGACATGCTTAAGTTTCCGCCAACTGCGTAGCTTTGAGAAATCCACGCATCATAAGAAGCACCGGCAATGTTAAACAGTGTGCCTGTGTTCTGCATGATTTTGTCGAGTCCTGGAGTTTCGTACCAGGTGCTGGAGGTTCGAGATCCTTTGAAGTAAAGGATGTCGTTAGCAACAACCGCAGTCGAAGTTCCAGTGACAGTGACTTTTTTATTAGCGATATCAATGGCGCTAATGGTTAAGTCTCCATCATGTTGAGTGGAGGTGGCAGCTGTGGTTGTCCAAGCTTCTAGAACCGCGTCTTTAAGACCCGCGGCCCAGATACCGGTCGCCCAAGAGGCCGAGGTAAGGGTCAAAGCGCCCGAAGAGTTTGCACTCACAACGCCAAGTCCCACCTGACCATAAAGGAGCGAGCACTCAAGACGGAACTGGTGCGACTCTTTTAGGTTTTTAAGGATGGCTCCGTAGGCTTGTGCGAAAGCTTTCTTTCCAGCTCGTGAAGCTTTTGCAGCTGCATCGTAGCTGAGGCGAGAACGCATATAAATTGCGTAACCTTCGACCTGAGCTTGACCAACAAAACCAGCAACCGAAGCATTAAGCGTAACTGCACCTGAGCCGGTAGAGCTAGAAGGAGCATAGGTCACTCCGTTTTCTTTTTGCAGCACCACACCGAAGATGAAGTACTGTCCAAGGCTCTGAGCCTCTTCAAATTTGAATCTGTCTTGTAAAATTGCCCACGTCGGAATTGCTTGGACTAAACCTGATTCCTGATACAGGTTTTTAAAGTCTCCAGCTAATGACGTAGGAGTATTAGTCGTAGCCATGCGCTAGTCTCCCTTTGCGTAAAAAGTTGTTTAAAAGTTAAAAATTGTGTTTGGTTCTTGGCGTTGATGGCTTGTCGGTTCGCTTGTCAATGCCGAGGCTTATTAAAGCTTATCGGTTTGAGGCTATCCCGAGGCGAAAGTGCCAATAGATACACTAAATATAACTTAGTCTATAATATGTCTCAATTTGTTTAAGACTTAGTTCTTCGAAGTTCTGCAAAATATCTATCAACATCACGCATTGTCTTTGGTTCATCTCGTTTGACACGCGTCTTAGTCGGTTGGGATTTATCTACACCAGGCTGTTGAAACTTTTGCTGATGTTTTGCTACGTCATACTGTCTGAGTTTATTAGTAAGATCGTCTCCAAAAAGCTCTAAAATATACTCAATGGGTGCATCTTTGATCTGCGTCTGTAGAGTTTCCCGATCGGAGTCCTTCACCTGCTGAATAATGACTTCCATAGGTGCGTCAAAGCCGTACTGCAGGTTATGGCGCATCCAATAAGCTATTTTCCTAGCTGTCTCCCTTGTCTTTGGAAGTCCAGACTTCTCCATAGCTTGAATAATTTGCGTTTGAACTTCCTTTGCAGCGTGCTGTTGGACGACTTGCTCTTCCTTAAGCTTAAACTCCTGTTCTTGCCGAGCCTTTTCCTCTTCGTATTGCTTAAGGCGTCTTTCTAGTTCGCGAGTTTTTCTTTGCTCTTCAGTGAGCATTTCAGGTTCAATAAAGTTTTCGTGATACCACTGTTCCATTCTGGTTCTGATTTGTTCCTTTGAGAGGCCTCTTTTTTCTAAGACTTTGATAAAGTCCTGAGCCATTTCCTTTTGCTCAGCCTCGTATTGCTGCCGAAGACGGGCAGCCTGCTCAAAGCGTTCATTGGCGGCTTCTCCTAAAGAAGCTTTAGCTAGGAGCTGCTCTTTTGTGTAACGCTTAACAGCGCCATTTACTTTTAGTTCATAGTATTCTGGCTCTTGTGGAACCTTCTTTGCATGATCCTGTGTCTGTGAAGTTTCTTCTACTTGTAAGTTTTGTTGGTTTTGTTGTACTGCTGGTGTCTCTGTCGCAGTATTTCCCATAGTGGTAGCAGAAGCTACCTGAGTACCTTCGGACATGTTCCCCCATTAAATTTAAATGAAAAAAACAGTTATAGCGCCACGCGCTGTCCAGTTAGTGGATTCACGGGACTAAGTGGTTGCTTAACTGTTTCGGCTTTTGTTTCGATGGGTGTTTCTGGACCCAACGCACGTGCCATGTTATTGTCGTTTTCATTCGTACCCGAAGATATGGATTGATCTGGGGGTGGTGGCGGTGCTGTCATCATCCCCATTTGTGCAACAGGGAGCACATCTTGTCCTGTGGCGATAAGAAGTGCTGGGTTACTCATTGATAATTCCAACCACATATCAATATGCTGCTGAATATGATCTGAGGTGGCTTGAACTAGTTCAAAATTATCTTTACTTGCAGGGGATGCGATTACGCTACTGTGGCTCGCTATATGGTTCTTGTGATTCTCTGTGGCAACAACTTGAACTGGCTTACCGTCTCGAAGATTCGCATTTTCTTCTTTGATTGCTGTCTGATCGTCCTCATCATCCTCTGTAAACACATCCAAAGAGCCAGTTCTCGCAACCGTAATGTACTGTTTCGGGTCTTTGATCATGCCCTGATTAAGTAGGTCTTGAGCAAAGGCTAGAGCTCCTCCAGGGGTCTTAGACACTGGGTCGACCATGTGGAATACGACACTAGACACATTGGTTAGATCGTCTTTGGAGTATTTAAACTCGTTTAGGTACTGAGCTTGTACTTTTCCAGTGACCTGGATGACGCGTTCACTATCCGCGTAGCGTTGAAGTAGCTTAATAAGGCCTGTGCAGACCTTTGAAAGAGAGTTGTAATAAGCTCTTTGTGCACCACTGTTAAATCTTAAACTTTGGGACTGAATGAGCGCTAATGCGCTTCCCGAGTTAGACTTTAACGCCCCTTCTGGGTCTCCTGCAGTGACTGAATCAATGCCTGCGATGTTTCTTTTAAAGCTTCTGATGGTCTGCTGATAATTAAAAAGCTCAGGAGCCGTGCGCACGAGTTCCAATGGACGAATCTTATCCACATGTACTGGGTCTACTTCAAAGAAGGGCAATCCTTTACCAAGCTGTTGATAACTTAAGCCAGAGCCTTTAGGCGCAATAATCCCTTGCACTCCAAAGGTGACTTGATTGGTCATAATAGCGCTATGAATAGCGTCGGTGCATTCTTCTAGCTGAAGTAAATCATTATTATTCGTGTAGCCAAAGCCTGTTCCGATAATGTCGTTTTGAGCGTTTCTATAGATATTAAATTCTGCGTAGGGAAGGGGGCCGTCCATTAAGACAGCATCGGGAATAAACAGCGTGTATCTGCCTTCTGGGACACTTGGGGTCTTATCGTGACACAGACAAAAGACCGTAACCATGTCTGTATCTCCGTCCCTATACAGGTTAAAGAGATAGTCTGAGATTCGTTTTGAGTCTTGGGTGTTAAGTATTTCATCTCGGTGATTGGGAAACTTAGCTGCTAAATCAAATTTATTTACTCTGTAGTTAAAAATACCCCATTTCATGCTGTCTGGGCTATCCATATAAACATCGCGAGCCATGTACCAAGGTGGCACTACTCGTAATATCGCATCCCCAGACATGATCATTTCACCCGTTGGCATGCCCATTTCATCTACTTTAGGTCGAACGGGATCTCCAGCTGTGGCATCCCAGTCTAGAACATAGAAGCCTTCATCGACGACTTGAGCAAACTCTTGTCCACGAACAAACTTAGCTTCCCAACCCGCTTGAGAGAGATAGTACTCGACTAAAGAAGAGCCGATACGAGCTTGATGGAGAGATGCGGGGTCTGAATTGATTGCCTTTGCTTCACCAGCAGGTCGCTGGGATGTAATGAGAATCAGTTGGTGTTGGATAAGGTTACGGTAATCCGCAACTTTTCCAAGAAGAAGCTGTCCACTCTCCCCGCCCCGAGTAGTAAGGTTAGATGACTTATTGCCATCTGAAGAAATGCCGTAATAGTTTCTTAAACTTCTAAACCATTTACCAGTCTTTCCTGACTGATTGCAGTAATCTCTGTATTTTTGAATTTTGTCTAAGACTGCGTTTAAAAATGCGTCGGAGTAGTAATCTTCAGCAGCAAAGTACTTAAGTCTGTCCACCCCAAGCATTATTAAACCCCCTTTGAATCTCTAATGCGGTATCGCTAACTTGATTAGGCTTAGTGATAATAAGTGTATCACTCATCGGCATGCCATATCCAACAGGAACCGGGTTATCATTATCAGGGACATTTCTAACCATGTAAACAAGTGCACTTAGTGCATCAAAATGCCCATAAGTCCTAGACCTATCGAACTGTTTCTTATTCTTATCCCAGATACCAGACTTTAAGTTCCCGATTAAGTGTGTGCATCTAGGATGTATCTGAATACGCCCGGCTTGCATCCATAGACGCACTTTGTTGACCATGGCGTGTAATTCATCCTTATTGGTAGGGTAAAAACTGAGATTAAACTCACTGTCTAGGTCTTGCACTAGAATGAGGTTATCGTTATCGGCTACTCGTCGATAAACACTTGTCCATCCAAGTTCACTTTCAACTTGGGTGACCTTTTGGGCGATGGCTTTTGTAGTAACTTTATCTCCCTGGAGATAGAACTCATGTTCGATAACGAGTTTTGCATTAAGGAAATCATAGTATCCAAATAAGCAAGCCGTCTGATCACGAACGCCCGAGTCGAGGCTTTCGATCTTATGCCAGAAGTGGTGATACGGTCCAATGACCGTAGGAGCGACATGATGTCTTTCTCTAAACTCCGGGATGATAGCTCGACCTTCCTCCACAACGCGTTCGCATAGATACTCTCTTCTGAAAGCGGTTGATTCATATCCCCCACATTCTTCTGCAAGCTTATCAATCTGTTCTTTATTAAGAAGCGGATTTTTGAATATATCCAGTTTAACATAGCCCCCTTCCGCTTCAGCTCTGTCACAAAACACAATAAATTCATGATCTGGAGACGCAGGTTGTGTGGAAAGCATGATTATTCTGGCATGTGGAGTATGAGTAGTAGCAGGGATAAGCACAGAGCCGTAAAGATAATCCAAACGAGAGATGTATCCAGCTTCATCCAAAATGACGAGATCCAGACGGTTTCCACGCAAACCATTAGGCTTACGATCCAAGCCCACCAAGCGGATCTTAGAACCATTGGGAAAGTAATATTCCTTCTTCTGAGCATAAAACCTAGGCTCAATATCCTGTGGACAGTTATCTAGAGCAAACTCAAAAGCCGGCATAATGAACTGCTCTAAGTCAGTTAAAAAAGCAGTCGCTACTCTGATTCTACAGTTAGGAATACGAATAGCGGTTTCAATAGCCTTACAGGCTGCCCAAGTGGACTTTCCAAGTTGTCTTGAGCAGTCAGCTACGAATAACTTTCCGTTTAATTGATTAAAAGATTGTTCAATAACTAACTGCCCTGCATGCAGTTTATAGGTTAGAACGCCTCTTCTAAAGAGTTCCTGTTCTATGAGATCACTATTAAGGGATTCGGCCTTCAAAGCCATACCGTAATTGGAATGCGTTCATTTGATTTTTAAGCTCCTGCATATCCTCTTTGAGCTCATCTATCTCTGCCTTATAGAGCTGCTTTGCCTTTATGAATTCCCTGATCGCAAAAATAGCCACAAAGCCTAGGATCGTTACCACATAGAGCACACACTCCTGGGTGGATAGGTCCACTGTGAGCAGGAGCTTTGCCAGTAAAAGGGCTATCGCTAATGGGAATAACTTAGCCGTGTTGGAAGCCAGTTGGGTAATTACGCCTGAGTTTTTCAAGGAGTCTTCCATTTAATACGTCCATTCTCCATAAAGCCTCTGCACCGTTATACGGATCAGAGTACTGAATATCAGTTACGATACCTTCTTCTATCTTAATCGTAGCTATCGTGTAGTTCGCAAAGCCATTATGAGGACGGTAGAGCAGGGTGTGCACCTCACAGTTTAAGTCCTTTGGAGCTATTTTGTAGGACTCACTGGGAGAGACCTTTTCTATAGCTGTCTCTTCAGGTTGAACGGTCTTACTTCTGGACGCCATACCTTCTCCTCATCACGACCAGGAATGTACCTAGTCGCATAGTTGGTGTTTTTGGTTACTACTGCGCAAACCATGTCATTGAAGGCATCAATGTCTTTTTGCTCGATCTTGCCGCCATTCATTTGATTATAGAAGTCGATAAAAGTGATGAGGTACTTACCGTTAATCTCCCACTTATTAAAGTGCTTTGGCACGGCACTTCCTACAATGCGTTCTATTTCGATTTTGATTCTTCTGCCATGGTCATCGGTCACATCCACAAACTTACCGATGTACTTAGTAGGGTCTAAATCCTCTACTTTGACATCCTCAAACCATTTTTTGTGCTTAATGTTAAACATTTACCTGACTGTCATCAGTAGTGAAATAGCCGCAACGTTTACATATGAAGAAATCGTTTGAAGTATTTTCTTTTTGCTCATGATACGGCCATATCCATATCCGCTCAAAATCGTGGGTTCGAAACCAGCAAACAATGGCAAGCAGCCACTTCATACGATCACCTCCCCGTTATTGAGTAAGAAGTTATTTGTCGGCGTAAACGGGAAGTACTTCTTAAACTGTCGCAGTAATTTCACTAGAGGCTTAACCTCTTTAGAATTAAAGGGCACGGCTTCTATGGGCCCATCTAACTCCTGAAGATGCCAGTTAGGAACATTCGCCCCCTGAAGCTTGAGCCACGCAGTCATCACACGAGACTGAATTGTTCCCTCTTTATCAATCCAGAAACGATTAAATCGAAACACCGGTGTAGACCCGTGAAAGAATATTTCTATCTGTGTGGGGCAACTCACCCAGTTGTCTGGATTATTGACCGATAATTTCTCTCCAGGGTTCAAATACAGAGCTAAAAGCCTATTTCTAAGATAAACGATATCTGAAATAGACATCCAACCCAGACTAGGCCTTGGCAGACTGCGCTTTAATCTGTTCCAGTTCATTAACTGCATTTTGTCTAATCTGTTTTAGAAAGTTCACACACTGACTCACAGCCTCTAGGTTTTCTGTAGTAAGAGGCCTATCCCCAACAACATAGATGGCTACATCTAGTAGTTTGATCGAGTTTTGAAGCTTCTCTTCATTAGACAATTCTTTGTCGTCAGCCATAAATTCCCCCCATTAGTCTGACTTAGTCTTCTTAGATTCAATAAGCAGAGAGACTAATTTTTCAGTAGATTGCTTAGATAAGTCAACCGATGAATTCTGAACAACTACTTGAGTTTCCTGTGGATCATCTGGAAATTTATCTCGATATCCAAACTCTCTGAATCGACATTTGAGAAGAAACATCAGCATCGATCCTTGAGGATTGGGCTGCACTCCTTGGATGTAGTCCCTGGCTAAATCTTCATAATAGCGAAGGCTCTTCAGCTTTCCTTTGCTTTTAGCGTATAAAAACTCTGGAAATTGTTCGCACCACTTGTAGAGACAATCACGAGTAACATCAATCTCAGCACCAAAGGCTTCAAATGACTTACCCTGACTCATCCACTCAATAAGTCGTTCACAATATTCCGGCTTGTATTTAGAAGGTCTGCCCATACGAGCAGACTTAGTCTTATCCCCCATTAGTGCAGTATACTATACACACGACATAGTTAAGACAAACGACCTCGGATAAGAAAATCCCCGGAGTTTGCCCCATAAGAGCAAATCCGGGGAGATTCTTTATGCTTTATTCGATCAATGACTTTTATCTGCATTTATCAATGCCCATTCCAGATAGCAATCGGAATTAATCTCCCAAAATGAGCAATAAGTCTGATAAGGGGGGTTACCGATCGAGCAGTTGTCTTGATAAGTCATATTTTAGATACTGATGTCGTATAAGGTTTGTTTCGTTGTCTCTCCAAAGTCTCCCCTGTCTCCCGCCAGTCTCCCCTTAGTCCCCCGCGCATTCGTGGGCCCTTCTGTTCAACGACCAATGGACTACTCCATTATCTATGAGCACCTTTTCTAGCTCTTGTACACTTCGCACAAGGTAGTAGGTGTCATGCCCCATAGCTTTTAGCTCATCTCTCCACTTCTCTTGAGCTTCGCTGAGCCTGCCAGTTTTACTTTTTAGTTCTATATGTAGGGTCTTTGGGGGATCGGACTTTAGAAAGACCATGATATCGGCCATCCCTTGAGCTGGGTTTTTCACAAAGATGGCGCGCCTTGTCTGATCCCCTACTGGAATACCAGTGGTGGATATTCTTTTCCAAACGAGTAGGCCTTCATTACGTAATAGTTCAAGTAAGTGTTTGCAGCCGGCTAGTACTGCTGCCTCAGACATGGGATAGGACAAGCTTATTCCCCCAACCTATACACTATGTCTTAGTTTGTAATAAGTTTGCAATAGCGGCGCATTAAACGCGATAATTTGGGTAAAACAGAGTGACTAAGCTTCCGAACTTCGCTGATTGCTGACGAGTTCCATCCAGCAGAAACTTGATCCTCTTTGGATAAAAATAGCTGATGACGCCCGGTTTCCCATAGATACAGTCGTGAAAGACCCGAGTGGAAGTATCTGCTGGTAGAAGTGCACAGGTTACAACTCCCTTTTTAGACTCATTGATAGCCTTTTCTACCCAAGGTCGAATGTTCGAGTAGGGAGGATTCATCCAAGCGCGTTTTCCAAACTGGTGCCATTCCGCAGCGAGTGAATTCGCTTCTAAAGTTATAAATGTGCTGCATTTGGCCGTTGAAACTTCAGCACACACATCAAGATCGAATGGCCCGTGGATGTGATTTAAGTACTCGAATATTTCCGGAGGAGTCTCATAGCGGTCAGACGGCTTACTCATGGCTTAACTAGCGAATTGTCGCTCTCGGGGACTCTCTGGCATTCGTTTCGCTTGGGCAATGTGTTTCGCCAAACTCTCTAACTCATCGCAGTACTTTAGAAACTGATCTTTTGTGAGCTTTCCGGTGAGATAGTCTTTTCTGACCTGGTTACACTGCTGGACTAAGTCTCTATCAGCCATTGAGTTAGTCTCAGCATTAGAGATGATATCCTCCATACCTCTGTCACTACGTTCGCTATAATGTCTGTTCTTAGCCTGATCGATCGCTTTTGCGATTTCTTCGACCATTGGAGCACTTCGGTGATTACCGATGAGGTAATCGATGGCACTTTCAAACCATTCGTTCGCTACTGAGTGAAAACTTCTCCAAAACAAGCTGACCCTTTCGGGTTTGTAGTGGTTGTCACCCCACGTCTTCATCATTCTGTCTATCTGCATCAGAAAGACGCTTTTGTCCATCCCCGATCCCCCCAAAAACCTTACCCATGTTGAGACCCGTGTTTTCGTGACCAGCGTGAAGCGCTAAGTCTACTTTACCAATATTGAACTTGAATGTCGCGAGGTCGTGCCTCTTTTCCGTAAACCAACGGTCTTCCATTTGGCAGTAGATTTGGAGGAGCGCTTCGAGTTTTTCTTGGGTGCGGTCTTTAAGGAGCGCTTTGAAGATGGCGGGGGCGCTAATAGTGTCTGGTCTTGCTTTGGTTTGGTACCTCTCTTGCCAGTGCTTAACGTAGCAGCCGATGAGCGCCGCGACCGAAGTATTTTTTTTATCTGTCTTAGTAGCAGGTCTAGAGAGGACAGGCTTTCGATGTTCTGCTCCACCATTTGGCGTGTCTTTTTTATCAGATTGGGCACCGACTCTGTCAGCCACTCCTGTAAGTCTGGTGTCGACATACTGTCTAATAACACCCAGGTGTCGTTCGATTCTTCTAAGGATTTCTTTGGTTTCTTCATCGTACATATGCCTCTTGTAGTTCTTTATATAAGAGATTTGATTTTTTGATTTGATACTTTTTCAATACAACATAAGCAATGCCTATTCCCACATCATATATGGAGAATTTCCGAGGATAGCCAGATCCATCTGGCGTAACAGCAGTCTTAATATTTCGATATCGAAAGATATCGTTAATTTCGTCAGCGGAAAGACCGGTAATTTGTCGAAATTCCTCGCCTGAAAAAAGTTTAGTGCTTAGTGATTTATCCATCATTTTCCATCCATTCGGTTAAGCAAATGTCCAAATTCAGGTGGAAAGTCCACTTTCGGACCTTGCTGTTTGGGTGTCTGAATCTCAATAAGCGCATTAATAAGCGTTGTTGCTTGTTCTGCAAAGTGTTCTAAAGCATCCAGCCTTTGGTCAATACGTAACAGTACTTTTACTAAGTCTTCGTTTTCCATTTCTCACTCCTTCTTACCTTTTTCTAGCTGCTTAGGTAACTGAGGTTCCAGAACTTCTCCCACTTGGGTAAACTCCTGTAACTCTTTTCCCGGTCGTCTGTTACTAGCTTTATTAATCTGTAGTTCGAGCTTTATGACCGAAGTAATGGCCCTGGCCTGATAAGCAACAGCATTTGCGTCACCGGGCTCGATTTTACCTTTCTGTAGATCCATTAGAGCCTTCCAAAGCTCCTCCTTTAGATTCGTTGCTGTTAGTTTCTTTTTTGCGTCCACGTATTTCCTCCTCTAGCTTTTGTAGGGCTAATACAGCCTCTAACCATTCCGTCCCATATCGACATCGAATATGTGATCGAATTTTTCTTCCGGGGTTTCTGGCTTCATATGCTCGGGAAATTCTGTTGCGTATATCTCTGTGAGTCTTGGCATATTCCCTGTCATATTCCAGCTTGCGTTCTTTATTTTTTTCTCTCCATTCCTTCTGCCTTCGGTTACAGGCTTCCTTTCGGCGATAATAATAGGCCAACTGCGCTGCTCTTTGTTTGTCTTTATCCTTATATGGCATTCATTCATACCTCCTATGCCGCCTTATCGTGTCCGTTAAGATCCTCGATGTCCTCTATAGTCTCAATAACCTCTAGTAAGTCTTTGTAAATCTTCCATCTCTGGTGTTGCTCAGGGGTTAACATTCCGTCCTCCCGTCCAACATAAAGAATCGCTTGGATCTTCATCTCTAATAGGCCTTTTAAGAGTTTTAGCTTTGTCATCTATCCTCCGTTTTTGGCCTTCTGTGGAAATGGAACCTACAAAGTCTGCTTTTCCAGTACTTCTCTCTGTAAGGACCGATGGATGATCTGAGTCTTGCTTTACAAACCTTACACAGCCTTTCTTTTGTACTTTCATTAGTCTGCTTCTCACTTCTGCCTTCTTTACTGCTCATAAACCCGGGCTACCCAGAGGTCAGGATTCCTGAGGACATAAGAATGCCCCCCAATCCCCATTCCGTATTCTCTAGCCAGTACACCTGTAAGCCCTCTTACTGATTCGAGTTAGCCCAACTTCAACAAAAACAACTTCTCCATAGGTAGACGCAGGCACAGTACTGTGGCCCAAGCATCGAGGCGCCCCTGTCGCTTATCGATGGTGCTCTCCTAGTGTTCACTACCCGTCGGCCTATCAACCTTCGGACACCTAATGCTTCAGCTGAGTAACAGCTCACTGAAGCTATGCTTACACGAACCAAATCGTGGTAGACCCTCACGAGTCCATGACTTCTTGGGCGCTATACGCCTCCATCACTGTGGGCGGTTAGGACCACCCATGCCCTCTATTAACGTCCTCTAGAACCTCCTTTTTCTTTCTTGGGATAATCCGGATCGAGCCGGCTCCAATCGAGTAAGCGGTTTTGTTCTAGAAGATCAAAAATCTGTTTGGCGGCTTTTAATGTGTTCTTTTTGTTATCGGCGATAATCTTGGCCGCTTTTTGTAGAATGAAGGATTCTCTTACCATCGACCCTCCCTGACGGAGCGATCGTCTTGATAAAAAGCAAGCTGAACTAAAAACGGTAGGCTTGGTCTAGAGGTTCTAGTCCCTCCCCAGCTATTTAACCGCCTAAGACACAGTGTCTTCAGGCGAATGAAAGAAGAAAGAAAAAGAAAGGGTTTGATTAGGCGGGTTATTCTAAAGTAACTTCTGGGCATTTCGGTAGTTCCTTTGTTTATCGATTCTCCTGCGAAGAGAATCGATGAGGCAACTTTCGAACTGGCTTCTAAATCTGTCAAGACATCTTTAAGGTGGTTCCGCAGAGAGTAGGAGCGGGTGAGATAGCAAAGGAACTACCCCAATGTCTCGCAGCTACCCCGTCGTCAGACCCTCTCAACAGGGGGGATAAATTGGACAACAAGGAATTACTCAAATGGCTCGAAGATTTCGAGCAGTTTACTATGGCTGGACTTCTGGTTCTTTTTCAGAGGGACAGAGAGAAGCATCTTGGCTCCTGGGAGGTATACCGTAGTGCTCTCGAATCGACCTACTCCACAGCCCTATCTTGCCTGTCTCCCGACAATATTCCAAATACGCGGCTAGCCTTGCTGCTAGAGTCTCTAGCTGATCTTGAGAGTAGTAATGACAAGGACAATCGCACATCGGGCCCCCAGTTAAAGGTTATTAAGAACGATACCACAGAGAGGCAGCCATGAAACCCGACTCATTCTACTCAGAAATAAAGGCCAAACTGGAAGCGGCTAGAAAACTCGTATCCGCCTACGAGACCATCCTGGACGGAGCAGAGAAAATTGAAGCTGAAGTTCCACCTAAATCAGCCAAACCTGCGATTGAAGGGACTGGCCTGCGGGAAGCCATTAGAAGCATGCTTAAATCGTACCCTAGCGGCCTTACCTCTGTGAAACTCGTGGAAAAGCTAAAAGACTCCGGGTTTACGGTAGTAGGGAAGACCCCGTTGTCCAGCAGGGTCCATATCGAGCTCTCGGGGCTCAAAAAGCGCGGAGAGATTCTAAAAAGAGGCGATAAATACATCCTGGCGGATAATTAAAGGGGAGCTCATGAGAAACGTTCTTTTGGCAGCATCAGTGTCTTTATTAGTTTCGTGCACTCAAACAGCAGTGATGCTGTCCGACAAACAAGAAGCATGGGTTTGGACAACGGATACTAGATTACTTTATTGCAAGGCGAACTCGGTTGCCGGGGGCAAGACTGCAGATCCGCTGTGCTTTATTCCGGCATATGTAGATCCAGATGTGAAGAAACCGCTTGGCAAATAAAAAGACTAAACTCGAGAAACAAATAGAATATAGCCTACAGTTCGTACCTCATTTAAAGGGCAAGAAAGCCGCTTTATTGAGGCACATTAAATTCGTTGAACATACCTTTGGCGAGCTAGCCCGCAAGGTGCATAAGCAAGTATTTGGGAAAAAGCCTAAACGCTAAAACTCACACGCCTGCTGAATCCCTTTAGAACGATCCGCGTTTTTTATATTTAGTCGTGAGTTTTCCGTCAATGGCATAAACCAATACCTGGGTATAACCTTTTCCATTCATGCGTTTTTCCCACCGCTTTACCTCTTGGTTGGGAATCCAGAGGTATTTTCTTTTATATGGCTTCGTACCTCTTTTGGGGGATTCTTCGAGATTAACATCAGGTCCAGGGGCCAAATTGAATCGATTTTTTTCTATGAAACCCAGAAGCTCTTTAAGGGATTTCCGTCCAAAGCCCTTAACTTGGAGCAGTTTATGAGCACCCATAGTCAAAACATCTTCTAACAAAATTTCCTTACCGCGAAGCCGTACCCCATCAAAACCAAGGCCCCAGGCCATATTTGCTAGGGCCGATCTACATCTTCCGCTGAGCGCTCTTACTCTCAAAATCGGGGTTTTAACCAGTTCCGCCTGTTCTTGCGTCATAGGAACTGCCATTAGCACGAATATACCGCCGATACGAATCCTATTTAAAACTCACACGCCTGCTGAATCCCTTGTGTGTAGTGGTTATTGGTCGTTCTAACGCTCTTATGCCCAAGCCACCTGTAGGATACTTCCTTTGGGTATTTACCTTGCTCCCACATTAGGGCCACAAAACCCTTTCTTCCTGCACGGAGAGTCACCCTAGGACCAATATGACGACGTAGCGTTTTAACCAAAGGCACTCGGTAGTTCTTGGTTACCAAAATATCAATAGCGGCTCTTTGTTCCTCAAAAAGTATGGGTATGAACTTCCATCTCTGATCGGTAGGAATACGTACAAGTTTGTGTTGGAACACTGCTAGTACCATTACTCCTTTGTATTCTTCTATTCCCCACTTAAGATTATTTAACTCACTGGGCCTAAGTCCAAACCAAAGAGTCAAATAAAGCCAGTTCCAGTTTTCAATTAGCATCTTGTCTTTAACAGATTTTAGCTGTTCCCAGCTCAACGCCTTAGAAACTAGCCCATGAGGACGCTTCTCAAAATAAGCCTCTTGAATCTTCACTGAAGCTTCGCCCCGGGGCTTTGGAACCTCCTCGTAAAACGTATTGGTTCGCCTAGAATAGAATCTTCCCCATAGGTTTAATACCCGAATAACCTTTTGTGCATAGGAGACGCTTAGACGGCGTTTTCTGAAGTATTGGTAGATGAGATTTCTATGATCGGACCATTCACTAGGAGGAAGGTTTAGCTCTTCAATGACTTTTTGTGCAGTGGTCCAATAGTTACAAAGTTGTAAGAAGTGATTCGTTCGCTCGCCCCAACAGACCTTTCCCAGTAAGACTTCTCGAACAAAGCGATCACACAACTCGGACTGAGGCTGTGGCATGACTGTAGACAGCTCTCTAGCAAGGTTGTTCGGCATAGTCCCACTTATCTTATCGGTGGGCCTTCTAATTTATAAAGAGGCAGTTATTAGGCAGAGTTCAGAGACGTTCACTCTTTTTCTAAATACTTATCTGCCATAAGGATAAAATCTTTGGTCTGACTATTAGGAACTTCCCCAGATTTATCGATTTCCTCTTGTAGCCAGTCCAAATACTTTTGCACTTCTTCTTTAGGAATCTCGGTTAACTTTCTACCTTTATACTTTTTTCCAAAAGGAACGATATAAGTCTCTAACCTCGGAGCCTCAACAGGCGGATAGTAGTGAGAAACCGGATGAATAACAGGCTGACTCCCATGGGCTCTTTTAAACGCTGGAGCATCAACTATCTTTTCGCCCTCTTCGAGCTCAATCGCGTTAACCGTACCAATTCCTATATGCGCTAATGCCCTTCCGATCGCAGCTGTTTCAGCCTTCTCTCTGAAGTCTTTAAATCCCTGTTGGTTCTCATGTCCGTGCCCAGTAGCCCTTACTCTGCCATTTTCATCCTTCACGGTGGCTTTGATTAGCGCGTGTTTCTCGCTTTTTTCTACAAACTCAGTCTCAATAGACCAAAGCGGGTACTCCTCCCTAAACCATACGATCCGATACTTAACATCCAGATAGTCTTGACCATGAATATCTCTCAGCTGTAGCTCGGTCCCTTTTGGAGTTTTAATCGCTCGACTCATAAGATTTCTCAATTTTTATGCCATGTGTCTTGTGAATTGTCCACTGGTATTATGCACTAATGTATGCTATTAACTTCATACATCAAAGGAGCGAAGATGGCCCGCACCAAGAAGAAACGCACTGCTATAGACATCATTGAGGATGTACAAAAACGGCAGATAAACGATGGGGAACGAATTACCCTTTACCTCTCCCGATCCATCTACGATAAATTCAGTAAATTATGTGGCCCGATATCGACTTCTGCTGCAGTTCAAGAATGGATGAAAGAAGCAGTAGAGTTAAGTGAAGCAAAGAGTAAGAAGGCTAAAAAATCCTAGGAGAGGTGAATGCGACCCAAAAGATCAAAACATTGCGAAAGTATCGGGGGTGACATGTCTAGGGAAATTTACGACTACAACAGGTGCATCGGACCTAACAGGAAAGAGTCGCTTCAATCAGCCATTTTAGTGCTAGCAAATCGTGTGTTTTACCATGGAAAAGATGTTAAAATTGCTATCAACACACTGTCTCACAGCATTAATCGACTCGCGCTTGAAGTTACCAAAAACAGATATGAAAGGGCCCAATCACTGCTTCAAACAAAGTCTGTACGTAAGAAGGCTAAGAAATGAGACTATCCGACTTTATCCATTGGCAATCGGTCCTAGAACATATCCAGGCAATGTGTGGCAACCCATCCCCAGCTGACGCTTGCAGAAACGTGATTCAGTATTGCGAGGAACTAAAGAACACCCTCAAAGGGGAGCCCATTAGCCAAATCCTGCCACAGCTAAGTAGCTATTGTGAGGAAGACTAACCAATGAAACAAATTCTCGCATACAGACTCCCAGAACCTGATTGCACTATTGAGCTACCGAAAGACGCAACTATCCTTCGAGTAGGAACTCAGATTCATCGCAGTCAGATTGCACTGACTCCTAATCAAGCGGTGGCTACTTTTCAGGTTATGGTCTACGCCATGATCGAAGAGGAGAAAGAAAAGACGCCCATGCACTTTAAGCTCTTTAAGACTGGCGAAAAGGTTCCTGCAGGCTATAACTATGTGGGTACCGCAACAGTCCCGAATAATGAATTTCATGTGTTTTATGAAAATGCTTAAGTACGAGTCTTCAGACTTCTCAAATATCGACGTAACACCAGGCAAGACTAGCTTCCCAGAGTCTATTGCACAGATAGCTCAGAAGAAATTCGATGAATGGCTATCCCAACAGCCGAAAGCCTATTCCATGATTCAGCACAATAGCATTTGGATGAAATGCGAGCCGCATAGCGTGCCGCCGACCTATAAGTTTAGCTGTTATTTGATACCGGTGGAGGAGAAGTGAGCAGGCTCGATAAATGGAAAAAGCTAGCGGATGAGGCGGCAACCGGACCGTGGACATTTGATAACTTCAAGGATGTAATAAATGACAGTATTGATACTCGCATATGCTCGATGGATGGTTGCTATGATCAATATATTGAGCGGCACCGGGAAGTGAATGACGCTACAGGGGAATTCATCGCTGCATCACGCGAAGCTGTCCCTGTGCTGATTGAATCTTTAGAGAAGGCCTTAGACATCATTCACAGTGAATATTGCACCCAGAAACACCATCCAATTTGTGAAGAAATCCGCGCGAAACTGGAGGAGAAGTGAACCCAGGGCGTGAACTTGATGCTTTAGTGGCGGAGAAAATATTTGGAATGACGTTTGATGTTGGGAATGGACCATGTCCAATGACTCAATTCGTCCACTATGTAGAACAACAATTTGATGTTGCAAAAACCAATTCTGGTGTTGAGTTACATACCCTGTTACTTAAAAAAGAAAAACTGCTTATGCAAATCCCCCACTACTCCACCGACATCAGTGCCGCGTGGGAAGTGGTAGAGAAAACTAAACTTCTGGAAAATTATGCGATGGGAATCTTTCAAGGTGAATGGACTATTGCCGAGGAATTTTCCTGTGTAGTCCAAGGAATAATAGCTCAAGCAGCCACGGCCCCCTATGCGATATGTCTCGCCGCATTAAAATTGTGTGGTGAGAAACTGGAGCAGAAGTGACCAAACTCGAACTATGGAAGAAGTTTGCGAGGGAGGCGACAGGGGGAAAGTGGTTCTTGCGGCGTAACTGAAACAACGGAAGAAATATTAAAGCTAATCGAAAACCTAACCCACATCCGCGCAAAATCGGAGGAAAAGTGATAGGCATTCTAAAGTTTAAACTTCCTGAAGAACAAGACGAGTTCAAACTCGCTCAAGACGCACCGTCTTATCTTTCTGCACTAAATGACTTTCATCATTACTTACGTTCTTTAAGGAAACATTCCGACGTATCTAATAAAAAGCCAGAAGAACTACTCGAAGAAATATGGGAAAAGTTCCATGCGATATTGAACGAAAATGAGGTCGATATATGAGGAATCTGTAAATGCCGTCCTTTATTAAGCTGAACTTAGGCGAGAAAAGCCCTTACTTCATCAACACTGACAAAATCCGAATGATTCTCCCCAACATTGTAGACGGTAAGATCGTGAGCACTCTCACCCTGGACAATGGCGATGTCATGCAGTTCACCCAGTCTCCAGAAGAAATCGTAAAACTCATTGAACAATCTCAAAAGAAGTTAGCATTTCACCTGCTGAATGGGAAAGCGCGTTACTTTTATAATAGAGGCTTAACCTATTTAATCGGGTTAGTGTAAGAGTTCGAATACCCCCGGTCACAATGGTGTGGCTGGGGGGGAATTCTCTGATTTTCATTTGAATTTGAGCAATTTTAATGAAGTTTGCTTTATTTTTAGAATCGGACTACCGTAAAAATAGAGCCCAGTGTTGAAGTCACTGAGCTCTCGTCTTATTTGGGTAAGTTTTTACGGGTGGTTAGCTCTTTAAGGAGCTTAACCACCTGCCGCAACAGTCCCACTGCTCCAGCCGCGACAACCAGCAATTTATTTAGCTCGTCCATGTTGTTCCCCTTTCTTCGGGAATTCCCCGCCACAGTTCAGGGAACATCACTCGACGAAAAGAGGCTCATGGAATTAAAAGACTGCTAGATGCACGTCTTCAAAGGACTCCGTTGCATAAAAATCATTTCTGAATTTGGCTCATCCGTCATTACGCGCCGATCCGCGTCAAACCATAACTTAACCAAAAAATCCCACATGTTATGACCTTTTTATTTATTGATTGCGGCCCCATAATTTAAGTTTGGAACCAAGTCACTGAAGTATATTTTGAAAAAAACTTCAGTAGTTGGGGAATAGGATTCACATGTCCACGAAACTCAATAAACTCATCGCCTCTGACATCAATTTCGAAATCATTTTCGACTCATCTTATGGGGTATCAGTCGCCCTAGGGGACGAAGATGTAGGGTGGGAGTGGGATGGAACTTACGAGACTTTAGATGAAGCAGTGAATGAGCTTTGGAAGGCAGCTAAGCTCCAGCATCCCTATGCAAAGTGCTTTAAGGATGCGCGACACCTTTCTCCTTACCATTAAAAATACAAAGGGCAGAAAGTCCACAGACTTCCCGCCCTAAGTACTCTGATTGGGATCCGATCGGAACCTAATATTGTTTTGAGAAAGTGAACTTAAAGTACAAACTTCCCGAAGAAGTGTATGTCGGCGTTCCAGCAGACATGGCAACTGCGTAAAGAGTACCTTGTCCACCCAGTGCGTTCATACTGAGATCAGCAACCACCGTGGCAACACTACTTGCGCTTAAGTCTTTGTAATCCGCTGCGGCTACAGACACGTTTCCAACGAAATACTCTGCCACATCAGCATCACTGATATTCAGAGGTTCATTGTCACCTGAAATCAGTGTTGGTGACTTATTGAAAAACAAAACTTCCAATGCTGATTTTTGCTTTGCTAAGTCCACAACGACTAAATCCTTAAGCGTACAGTACAAACCATCCCCAAGGGCTGCTTGGGAGAGTGTTTGTAGCCCTCCCAACTGGTCCCCAGAAGAATAAGCGGCTATAGAGATCGTGGGCTGCTCGACCACAGTCGTAAAAATACCGGCTACTGACTGCATGAGTCCTCCGTTTATCGTTGACCAGCGTAGAACACATAGTCCCAAGTGCTGGTTTTTGTGCCGCTGTTGTTTCCGCTTAGGTGGAACATCGCCACTGCCATTTCATCGGCAGGAACATTCGTTGCAATGCTCTGAACCTGGTTTCCATTGACGTAGAAGAAAGCTGTAGTGCCATCGAAATAGATACTGAGCACTGCATAGGTTGCATCGCTTAAGCTTCTTTGACAGCTGGACTTCGTGGTGACGCTGGAGGCTGTGCAAACAGCGGAAAGTTCCGCGGTTCCATCGAGCTTTTCAAACCCAATTCTGGAAGCAGCCGATAGAATATTTTCTGGATCGGTTTCAGCCTGGGCCGATAAACCAAAATAAAAATCAGTCTGAGTAGCGTCGCTAAGTTTCACTTTAGTTTCAAGATAAATAGCCTTATTAGCGCTACCAACGATATATTCCTGAATACTTTGAACGAGTCCACCGTCATTGTCCGTAGTAGCGGCACTTGAAATGACAAGAGTTCCATTAGCTGCATCAGCACCGATAGCAGCGGTCGCTCCAGCATCCTTTACCACGTTCCAAACATTGGTTTCATCTAAAGTAGTAAAAAAATCGTCCTTAAACGTAACCCATGTTGGGTCGATACTATTAACGAGTTGAAAGTAAGAAGCGATGCCAGCCATTTTATTTATTCTCCTTTTTATTGCGATTAATTATTCCAAACGGGGTCAGCACAGAGTCATCTAGCTTACCCATGGGTCCATACACATCCACCTGAGAGATACCGCTTACTTTCCCACAGGCATTGGAAGCTTCTAAATGATATTCAGTCGATCTATTGGGACTTGCATAGGTCTCACAGCTATTCGGATTATCTATTCCGTCTGCCGGGATCCATTTACAAGTTTGAGCCTTCTTAGGAGCTCTTCCAAGTTTCACACTACTACCCAAAAACATCATGTGTTTTGGCTTCTCAATTACGTTTTCTGGTAGCTCACAGGGATCAGGCGGGTTTACCCCTTTATATTCATAGACCCTGGCGTCTACTCCAAGACCTCGATTCAGTCTTCCGTCTCCACATTCCCAGACAATTTTTGAAACGCCATTTTCTCCGTGCGACTTACCCCAGGAGTTCCACACATGAGCGACTCTTTTACCTTTCCACATCTCCCAACCCACAATAGCGACCATGTGATTTCCACCGCTATTAATAGCAGAGCAGCTATCCACCACCCCACCACTGGACGAATAGGCCGCCACAGTTACGACTAAAGGAGACTTAAGCTTTAGCATCGCCTCCATCATGGCCTTTACTTTAGTTCCCTCTCTCTCGGGAGCCCCTCTAGAGTGCCAGCTACTTTTACCGATATAGGGAGCGGAAATGACCTTTCCTTCCCATCCTTTTGCTAATTCATCTGATGAAAACTTACATCTCGCATCCTTTCCCTGATACGAGAAGTCAGGCTCATAGGGAAGACCGCGATTAAGTAAGAAGTCGGGGGCACTCATATACCCACCGTTACAGCTTCCGTGTTTGGAGCAAGAAAGAACGGTCTGCACACTGTGATCAAAATTTTTTTGATCGTGAACGGCTCTCACAATCTCTAATCCATGATGAGTAGCCCAGGCCCAGCAGTCTCCACAGTTCTGCTGTCTGATATCAGGCACTCCATTTTTCATGAGGTCTCTTAAATCGAAAGAATCAGGAATATCCTCTTCTTTCATGTCATCGGGCTCATAGAAACTAGCCCCTTTAAAGGCAAATTCCGGATCATGTAAAAGACCCGTTTTTAGGGAAGGGTGTTGATACATGAGATCGTCTACCTTGATATGGTAGCTGCACTTGTTAGGGCCCTCTTGGCCTTCTACAACCCCAACTCCACAAAGAGCGATATGCTCCATGACCTCTTGTTCAGCCCATGGGAAGTCCTGAAGCTTTTTTACGGGAACTTCTTTAGTTACTTCTACATTGTTAGTAACGAGTCTTTCACAACCCGCGATAATGAGGATAAAAGCGATAATCCATTTAAACATAAATCACCCAAGCCCCTTAGTTTCAGAAGTACAGGCAACTCCCGAACAGTGATATTTAGCCTTGGCTTTGGCTTCTCTTTTTAAAAACTTCACCTTTTGTCGTTTTTCTTCAGGAGAGAGCTCCAAGCTCTCTTTCACTTCTGAAATCTTCTCCAGCGCCTCTTTAATAATCTTTACAAGGCCATCCACAATCCACTTTGGAAGGCCCTTTTTAAGTAGCCATTCCATAGCCTTTGGAAGTCCGAAGCTAAGCGCCATTTCAACCACTGTAGGACCAATGACAGCCCAAACGATCTTGATTATCGCCGACATGAGAGTTCCTCTTGATGACAGGAAAGTTTCCAAATGGGCTCGTTCAAGCGTGGTGCAATGTACTTTTCAGTTAAAAACTCAGCTCCCCAGCTTAAAGGCGAGCAGTACAAAAACCCAGTTCCCCAGGTAAACCCAACGCAGCTAAAAAACGTGGTCCAATAGATGACGGTTCCAGCTAGCGGCACAAAGTGCTTTGAGTATTCCAGTTCATCCACATCATCGACGCAGGAGAAGACCACCGGGATCCCAAAATTAATAATCTTAATGTCGTCTAAACGAAGCGCGTGACACACCTCAGGACCTAAAAGGGCTTCTAGTTCCTCATATTTTTTCTTTAACCATTGAGAGAGTGGTTTGTGGTCTCCAAGGTCCCGACGAAGTAGATGAAACCGATATTGGTTATCCCATTCATCTAAAAGCTTTTTAGCTTCTTTCTTATGACCCGCTTTTCGAAGCTTATGAGCCCCTAAACGAATCATGGCATCTAGTGCGCCATTTGTGCGTTCTCGAAGACGGCCGTCTTCCATATCTCTTTCAAATCGCCTAGCTACTCTCCTAGAATGGTCAGACACCTCTGGCGGTGCTCCATGATGACAAGCATTCGGCTCTCCTGTGTTTTCACAAGAGTAGGCATAAAAGCTAAAAATGAGGCTAATTAGTAATGTCATTAAGCTATTTGTTTCTTAGGTACTAAGAGTTCTACGATTACACGAAGCTGGATAATGGCTTTTAAAGCGGATTCAATTGCGAGTTCCACTTTTTCATTATCGATATCAAATTCACTCACCACCCACTGCTCAATCTCAAGGGCCGCTTCATCGGTCATTCCAACATACTGCTCAAAGGCAACTTCTGCGCCCTTAAACGCAGGCTTTGCTTCTTTAGCTACCTGAACCACCTTAGATATTAACGAGAAGCTCACTCCATCGGCTAAGTCTGCAACTAACTCAGCACAAGCTAACCCAAATCCAACTAAACTTTTTAGTTCTTTCATTTGTTTTCCCCCTTAAAGCGGCTGCGGTCGACTTATTCTACGTGAATCAGACTTAGTCTGCACGTCCACATTTTTAATGTCGATACATTCTTGATGAAAAGAACGCTGCTTACCTTTTGGACTTGTTATGACAACAGGATTAGCGTGAATAAGCTTCTTACACCCACTGCATAGCGTTACTAAATTCCCCACCTCGCACACCCTTCCCGTACATCCAAATGACAGAAGGTCGAGTAAAGCCCCAATCCACCGCTTTTTCCAAGCAGCCCCTCAATTGCGTGATACAGTTCTTTTGTCGTCGCAAGTTCTGTCTTTATGTCAGCGGCTTGTCCTTTCATGTGGAAGCTTCCAGGTTCTCCGCCAACCGCATTATTATGTTTTTTACAACGATACCCTGAGGTGATCGTAATCATCCCAAAGAGGTCGTCTAGATGGTCCAAGTAACTAACTAAGTCGGTGTCGTATAGTGTCGAGTCACATTCTGGGAAGTCACACTTACAGTCAAACTGACTGCTATTGATGTTCCTAGAAATCTCTTGGCTTATTCCTTTAGCGATTCTTATGACCATTTAAAGAAATGGTAGCATAAGAAATTAATGACTAGTCATGGCTTATTTTTGACTTAGTGCTTTTTAGTGAAGCTTTCAAAACGGGCTTCTAACACTGCCAGTGACTGCGCTATTCGATAAGCCGATTCTTCCACTTTTTCTAACTTATCAACTAACCGCACTATGAAAAACGCATTCGCTGCAATCAGTATTGAAATAACCATTCCAATAATTGAGTTCACGTTTTTCATTTTACTGTCCAGTTTCTTCCATGATGCGTTGATACTCAGGGTCTGTTTGCTGAAGAATAAAGTTCACTGTAGAAACTGCCTCCGGCCCTTTTTGTTCCGCTGACTGCAATACGCCTAAAAATTTTTGACCGTTTGGAGCCTGAGAAACTCTATCCATTAATGACTTCTGCCGACCCGCTTCCATCGCCCCGAGCTGCACAGGTTTTGCTAATGGAGACTGCATTGCTTTTCCTACCATAGGTGCGGCTTCTGCTATTTTTTGACCTGCATTTAGACCGTATTTCCAGGCCATAGGAGAAGTAGCAACCATCGCTGGTTTTCCACCTAAAGCATAAGCAACAGCCAGCCTGGTTGCCGTTTTTCCAGTCGTGTCGACTGGCAATATCTCAGGCTTCGCAAATCGGCGCATGGCGGCTAGTTTTTCCGCTTCTTCGACCATGTTAGTTCCGGTCATTTCGCCTAAAGACTCTAGCATTTGTCTGTTTCTTAAATTACTCCCTCCGGCAGATAAAAGAGCTGCTTCCGGTCGACCCTCGCCGATTACGTTTTTATTGATTCTTTTTTCGATGGTTCTTAGTAGGGAGAGTTTCTTATTAGCTGCCGCGATTTCGGGAGAGATTTGATTGAGTCCCGCTCTAGCATGAAAAGCACCGCTTTTTGCGGCTCTAGCTAATTCTTTTCCAGGTGTAAATATTTGCCCGTCCTTACGGTATTCACCTTCGGCAATATCCTGCAGCCATTGTTTAAGGTCCATTCCGTTTCTGATATCAACCCGGTTAGAATCCGAAAGACTTCGCACCTTCGCTATTATTTCATCTATTTCGGCAATAGCTTCTGGTTTTAGTGTGGAATTAATCTTTAGTTTCTCTACTTCCATAGCTTCGAGTACTGGTCCCAATTCAATGAAGTGCTTATCGGGATCTGCAGCCATGATTGCTTTTTCTATCTCTTCGTTAGCTCCGCGCCGAGTTTTTTGAATGTCACCCATGAAGCGTTTTCGCACTTCGTCCGCCGCCACACTCGTATCGCCACCGTACTTAGCGATACTCTGATTCACCTCAGGCATGTGCTTCATGTAGGTTTCAAATTCACGGGCTGGAGCTCCCGTAAAGGCTTCACCAGCTCTAGCCATCCCCTTGATTACTGAAGGCTTGGCTGCTGCAGTGATTTTTCCAATCCCTTTAGCTACCGCTCCGAGTGGGATGTAACTTGTCGGATCAGTGGCTAAATCTACTCCTAATCCAGCTACTCCTGAGCTTGTAATATCGGCAATTCCACCTTTTTGAAGTTTCCAACCCTCTCCTGTTTCATTAAAGGCTCCTGGAACTAGACCGGATAACGCGCTGTCTGGCACTCCTATTTTTTGTGCTATCTCTTTCCCACTGGGGGCAAGGGACGCATCTTCACCGAACTGGTTCTTATAAGCTTGTGCGGCATCAGAGAGAGTTCCACCCGATTGTAATTTTCCCACTCCAGCTCTTACCGGCGCCCCTGTATAGGAATCCACAAAATTTACAACTTTACCAAGCCCACTGAGCGCGGCATCTCCGATTTGAGATAGAACCCCTGGCTGTTCCGGGGAAGAACCCCCTGAAAGATGCTTTAATCCTTCATCGCTCAGCTGAGAGTAATCATTCGCGTGAAGAGCCTTTAAATCATCATCACTAAGCTTAGTTAGATCCATTACTTGAACCCTCTACGCTTCATTTCTGCGTCGACTGCGGATTGATCCACTCCCAAAGATTTTTGAGGTTGCTGCGGTCTTGGTTGTCCAAAATCAACGATAACATTTTTCTCATCAATTCCCTTACGCTTCGCTATTTCAGCATACTGTTTATTGACCTGCTGCTGTTGCTGCATCTGAGAGTCGAAGATCTTTCCGGCCTGGTTCACAAAATCTGCTCTCTGAGCTGGAACTAATCTCTCTCCAGACATGATCCGGTTGTATGTATTTCTGATTTTGTCTGGAACTCCGGCAGCATTAGAAGCACTCGCCTGTTCACCCTCTCGAACTGTCGATCCCGGGTCTAATATCTTCATGTAGGAGAAAATAAGTGATAAGTCTCCCGCAGCGCTGGGACTCTCAGCAGCCTTTATGATCTTTTGATACGCCACAGACACGTCTTGAGTAGCTTTGGAAGTAGGTAGAGCGTTCAACTCTTTTCGAAGCTGAGATTCATCCATGTTCGAACGCTGAACATTTCTGGTTTCCTTGGATTGCGCTCGATTCGAATTGAGCGCGGCAAGCGTTTCAGCCCTGGCCTTGGCATTTAGGTCAGCCGACATCAAGTCTTTTACATTTTTCACTTGGCTCATGGGCAGACCTGATAAGTCATATCCCATCTGAGAAGCGATTCGTTGTGCTACTTGAGATTGCATTGACTCTGGATCTTGAAGCGCCTGCATTTCTTTAAATCCAGCTTCGTCCTGCATCGCTTTTCTTTGCTGCAAGATATCCTGAACTGGCTGGTCTGCATTCTTAGCTAATTCTCGGTAGAAAGAATTATCAGCAGGTTGCGTGGCTCCTGCTATCGATCTTCCAAGCCCACTGAAGGCCTCGCCAAGACCAGCATAAAGACGAGTATCGTTTGCGGCCGCCTGCGCTTGCATAATAGCCGCGTCATCTATTTCTGATGGGTAACCGTACTTATCTTTTATTTTTTTATAGACTTCTTCGTCATACATATCGGTTTCCCCCTTTATTCCAGTCGGCACCCCACAAATCGTCATCATCTGATGTGGAGCCTGATTTCTTTTTCATTTCTGCCACTCCGATGGTTGAGAAGCCCTTGTTTACGGCATCTCCAATTCCTGCCCACTTATTAGCTGTCCTATCAGCTGATTGGTTAAGTGCATCCGCAGACAACCGATATTGACCGCTTTTACCTGCCGCAATTTGCGCTTTATTTTGAAACTGCTGTTGAAGTAGCTCTTTGTTGTACTGTTGCTCTTTATTACCCAACTCAACATTTGCATTCGCAATCTGCTGCTGCCTATCTAGATTATATTGTTGTGCAGCATTTTTGATCCCAACATTGCGGCTAAGTACATCCTGCTTATTTTGAGTATTGAATCGATTAATAGCATCTCGTGCAGCAGCAACTTTCGATTGCTCATCGAACTCTTGGCCTCTTAATTTTCCACCAAGGTCTCCACTTTGGATAATAGCGTTAAGAGCCCTGTCTCTAGCACTTCCAAGCATGTCTAGTTGCTGTTGAGAGGCTCTGTTAGTAGCTTGTTGTTGAGCCATCATTTGCGCTTGAAGCTCAAGACCGCTCCCCCCAAGGCCTCTGGCCCCATATTGTTGTAAGATGGCCTCGCGACGACCACGATCTTGAGCCTCAATATCTGAAAGTGCTTTTTCATTTGCAGCTCTATCGGAAAGAGTGAGTCCACCTTTTCCGATTTCCTGCATCTGTCCTAATGCCTGAAGCTGAGCTTCTTTAAACCTAGGATCCGTCTTAATCTGCTCAAACTGAGAGGCGTCTTGTTGAACCTGTTGTTCTAGCTCTGGGGTTAAGCGCCCTGTCTGGATATAGCGTTCAAGCAAAAGCTTTTGCTGAACTGGATTAGGAACCTGTAAATCGAGCCACGCTTTAATGGCATCTTGATGCATTTTTAGCGCTTGTTCTCTATCGGCAGCAGATTCCGCTGCTCCGATCATTCCACCTAATACGCTGGCTCCAGCTGCAGCTGCTACCATCCACGGCATTGTTAACCTCCTATCGCTTTCGCGAATGTTGAAACGTTGTTTAAAGTGTTTTTGAATCCAAGCTCTAGGTATCTAGCTTTGACCTTTTCATTATAAGAAAAAATCACAAGCACGCGATACCCTCTATCTTTAGCTTCTTTTTCTAAATGATGAAGGAGTTCATCTAACGCGTTACTTCTTTCAATCCCTTTATACTTAGGGTTTCCAATGACATGCTCCACCATCGACGCGTCTTTACAATTCATCAGATATAAACAGGCCGATACCATCGGAACGCCTAATCGTTCACAGATCCAAGTTGTTTGCTCAGGCAGCATATTGCGAGTAGGCGGAGTCATTCCCGCTTCTCGCCACCAGTCGCAGAGCATTTCATAATCGTCTGTTCTATATCGTCGAATCATTTAAAACCTTCTATTAAAACGAGTCCCTGGAGGTAGATTTACTACCTTACCGTTACTGGTAACTACAGGAGTAGTCGCAGGCACGTTGAGCTTATTCTTGTCGGGATCGGCGTCTTGAACAGGAATATACGGAACCGGTGTCGGATTTGGAGATGATGGCGACACGACTGGGTCTGCATTCACCGGCATCTCAGGAACCGATCGGCCATCAAAGTAATCAGGCTTTCTTTGTCCAGGGGTGAGGTTTAATCCTGGGCGAGAAATTGGCGAGTCACTTCCCACAAGATAAGCAGGTAATAGTTTATCGCTGTAAGCATCTTTGGAATCCTGTCTAAACTTACTTTGATCAAATCTTGCACTGGCTTTGGGGTCATAGAGGCTTTTTGCCTCATAATTAATGATATCCCCACCATCTGCTAACTGCTGAAGCGCCTTCATATAAGCCACTTTGTTGGGATCAGCCACATCAGCCAACGTCTCTGGATTTCTGGCCTGAGTCAGGTACTCAGACAATGGATTAGATTGATAGTACTCAATGGAGCTATCGTCATTGGCACCTAGTAGACCTAAGTTACGTAAATCTGAAAGGGTAGGCTGACGATTATCAAACCTGTCCTTTAGCGTTTTAAATTCAGCGTTATTTTTGGCCTGGCTACCCGACAAAATATTCTGCAGAGAACCCTTAGAGGAACCCACTGCGCCTTTATCTAAGTACTCACCCTTATCATTGATTCCGAGCGCTTCACGGGTCTTGTTTCTCGCTTCTTGAGTTGCCTTTGCATTTTGAAGGGCATAGTCAGCTACATTCTTTTGAGTCTGGTCGAAAGACTGTTGCACTGCTTGGGCATTGGCCTTTGCTTGGGCAATCCCTGCCTGAGCCTTCGGATCACGGCTTACTAGAAGCTGATCTAAGTTCTTTTCCCCTTGAGAGTAGCTTTGTTTAGACTCTCTTTGAGAAGGCGAACCAAAATATTCATTAAGTAAAGCAAACCGTCCTCCCTCTTTTTGAGCGGCATTCGCGGTCGATTGAGCCTTTTGAGCCGCCCCGTAAGCTTGTTGATAAGAGTCATTATCTTCAGCGAGCGAGTGCTTTCCTTTGTACTGAGCATCGCGTTGTTTTTTAAAGGCATCAACATCGGATTGATTTTTGATAAAATCCTGAGCCCCTACAAACTCATTTGGATTACCTACCGCTCGATTCACAAGATCGGCGTTATACTTAGTAGTGCCTACATCGCTTTGTGATTTAAACGCGGTTTCAGCCTGCTGGATCTTAGGCTGCGCTCCTGCGATATCTTCATTTAGCTTCTGAGAAAACTTCTCACCGGTCGCTCCACCTTGATTAGCGCTTAGGTAATCCTGAAGGTTTTGAAACCTGCCACTGCCTTTTTCCTGGCTTTGAGCACCACTGGACGATTGAGATCCAATTAAAGTTCCGCCACTAGCCAACTGTGGGGATGATTCATCATTTTCATCATCATCTAGATTTGGATCATATAGACCAGGCATTTTTGTTCCCCCTTAAGGCTGCGCCCTTAAAACAATATTGTAGACACTGCCGCTGGCCAGCGTTGAAACCGCTCCGGTGCCTACTTTTACAATATTAGAGATATAAATCTGTCCGTTTGAGAAGTACCAAATAGGTAAAACCCCAATAGCTGTTTCATCTTCTGTCGCTGAGCAAACTCTTAGTTCCACAGGAGTTGCCATGTACTGCCATTTAATAGGCTTTGGAAAATCGGTAGTACCGCCATAGGTAAACCTAAGAGAAATAGTCTGACAGGGAATATTATCCCCGTAAGTAATATTTCCGTTTAAGGCGTTTGTGAATGCACTTAAAGCTTGGTTTAACGGAAAAAGAAGTTTTCCTATCCAGCTATTTTGCCCTGGAAAGTCCTCAACTCTTAGTGAGGTGATGCTACCAATAAGGGCCATTAGATGGTCTCCTGACTGACTGGGCTATAGGAAAGTCTGATACCTTCCGACTGCCAGTCACTATACGCGTTATTGATAGTAAGCTTGGCTGAGAATTGTGAGCCCATCTGCTTACCTTGAGGAACTAAGAATCTTATACCTCGAGGTCTAAATGAACCACCCCATGGCTCTTCTCCCCATGCAAAACTGCCCCAAGTCCCGCTAGTAAAGCCACTTAATGTGGTATCGGAGTAGGACTGTGACATATCCGTGTAACAGGAGATAGTCGCAGTGTTAAATCTCAACTGCTTAAAGAGCAGTTGCCCTTCACTGTACTGCCTTACATAAGACGGATTATCTGCAACAATGGGTTTCCATTCTAAAACGTTATCGATACTGGGATAAACAGAAGCCGCACCCGCACTCCAGCTAATGAGACTGGAAACCGTCAGAGTGTTGTTACTGATAGCAGTAATAGTAGCGAAGCTGCTCCCCTGTAAAAGGACATCTCCAACACTGACTCCTGAGACACTAGAAAGAGTCACGCTATAACTAGAGCTCGAAGAAATCGTGACTGCAATGCTCTCATCGGCAAAATCGGTATAGGTGAAGGATTTTCTTTCCTTACTAACAGTATTAGAGCCGCCATTCCCCAAGTAAAGATTATCATTTGAAGGATCAACAAATCCTACTGTGGCGTTTCTAGTCCATTTGGTCCAGGCATTGGTAATAGTGCTAAAGGTGTACTGTGCTTCGCAGGTTGTATCTCCTGAAGCGGTAGGCACCCCTAAAATGTATCGCCTGTCGGTCTCATAACCCACTCCAAACGATACGGTCTTTAAGTCAGATAGCGCTGTTCCAACTAGCTCCCTGATAATGTCATCAATGGGATAGCTTTTTAAAGACACTCCTGTGTCGCTGACCGCACAGACCCCTTGATCAAAGAGTCCCCAGACTTCATTGCCTAAAGTAGCTACTGAATTAGGGGCAATTAAATTGGTAGTCAGATCAAAGGGAGCGACCGACATGGTTGATACGGTATTGCCAGTGATTCTATAGATTCCATCTTGTTTGAGGACTAAGACGTACTCTCGAAGTGGAATGATTCTTAAGATTTCTTTATTGGCGTCCCCTGCAAAGAAGAGGTTTACTTCAGGACAGGCTTCCGGCTGACCGTCTTTAGAGACAACGATACCGTTTTTATAAGTATCCTGAGCACTACTGACAGAGGTTCCAGAAGTGGGAAGGGTAGGGGAGAATGCACTACCCCGAGCACTCACTGTAATAGCAAAACTTGAACTACTTAAACTTCTTTCTTCTAAGAGTATTTGACCCGGTAAATCAGTGGGCCCAGAGATCAGAGTCGCATAGGTTGCGGTATTAGAAGCGTACCGATTAATGACCCGAATCAGGCTATTGGTAGTGTCAGTGATGTTTTGCGCGGCAGTGCCTGAGGTGAAGAGCTTGTACTGGCCTGAAGCGATCGTTTCGGACGCTTTTGCAGTAAAAGTCACTCCCGCAATAGTGAGAGTGTCATCAAGAGCAATTCCGTTACTGCCTCCAACTGCTAGGATAGTCAGCTTTTTTCGTTGTTTAAACTTCACATTAGCGTACAGGCCAAAGTTCTTAAACGCGCAGAAGTCTTTGCAAAACGGGGGCTGATAATTAGCCTGCGCGATACCTTCTTGTCCCACCCCTGTGTAAAGAAAAGCTCCACGAAGCGAGTCTGAAATACTATCTGTAACTGTGACATACCCATTTGTGATGTCGGAACTTGAAACTGAAGCTTCATAAACAAGCTGCATGTCATCAGTAGGGGTAATAGAAGCGTCTGCAGTCTGAGAAGAGCGATATAGCTGCCAGAAGTAAGAGGTCGTCACTCCACTAGGAATGGTCATGGTGACTGCGACATCACTTGTTACGCCATTCGTATTTGTGATTGCAGTAAATTGAGAGGGAGCTCCATAAAGAACATTGTTATTAGCGTCTCTATAACCAAAAAGTCCTCGGTAAGCGACCTGCGAGCCATCACTGAAATCTATCGCGACACCACTAGCTGTGGCTGTAGCAGCTGCACTCATTGTAATTGTGTTGTCGGTTGAAACAGTAAGCTTTGCGGCAGTTTCGGTACTTAGAAGAGCTAAATCGACATCGATATTATACGGTCCAGCCCCATTCACTGCGGTGATTCGAGTGTAGGGCTGAGAAATCGTAGTGCCAGAGGAATTTACCGCAACTACAAATCTGCCGACTGCTAACCCACTATTAGAAGCGATATTGGCAATATTAGTCGTTCCAATAGTCGTGTTCCCGGTAGTAACCGCAGCAGTGGAACTTTGAGTAATTGCAGAAACTGTCGTTCCACTAGGAATCCCTGTTCCATAAATGTACTGACCGACCTCTATTCCAGTAACACTGTTGATTCTGCTTAAAGAAGTGCTGGTATTTGTGGTACTTGCAGTTGTAGAAACCTGCACGTTAGGGTCAAAAAACCCAGATGACCCACTTAAAGTAGCCTGTAAATCAAGAGCTTTGGGAACTCCTGCAGCGACTGGGGTGCCGTTATAGACATCTAACTTTTTTACCCCTGTAGAAGTAGCGATATAAAGGTTTTTATTAGCTTGGTAGAACCTAACCCGTGCTCCTAGGGCCGCATCAGGTGCTGTATAAGAACCAGAGTAATTAGTCCAACCGCTATTATAATAAGCGAGTCCAGTTGTGCCATAATGGATAATCCTAGATGATTGATAACTTGTAATTGCATTGCAGCGATCGCTATCAGTGCCAAAAGTTCCTGTTTCGTATTCAAATCCACGCCGACTCTCTGCAATGTTTTTGTGATCAATAACAATGTTTTCAGCCTGATCTAATGCCCCTTTCGGTACTCCGGTGAAACTATTGGCCGATGTGTAGAGGCCAGAGATTTCAAGCGTTAAACTTTGCTGCTGATATCCCATGATTTTAAGTACTCGAACTAACTAACCATCTGCGCCAGTTAGAAAAGCCTCCAATTAAGTCAGCTGATGGCGAAATGGTTTTTGGTGCTTCAACAACTCTAGGATTAATGAGTAAAAAGGTATCCTTTTCCATCTCCTCAAGCTTCATCTGCGCCGCTTTCATCTTGTCCAAGTACCCCTGAATCTCGTAGTACTTGACCACCACGCGTTGAACTAAAAGTGGATAGAACTCTACGGGAATTTGAATGATGGGAGATTGTCCTGCGCGCGCCACCCAATCACCTACCGCTAGGGTAGTTGGCACATCACTAGAGGAGAAGACGATCTGGGTAGCGCTCACAGAAGATGGAGTTATATCTGTTGTCAGAGTATCAAAAAACGGTTGGTCCTTGATTAAATCGCAAGGAGTCGAGGTCGATATATCAGTTGTCGACGTCTGGTCGACCGTTAAAGTGCCTGAACTAATAGCAGTTATCTGAGAACATTCACTAGTAGCGACCAAATTATTGGGCCGTTGATAGTACCAAAGCCTAACCGTACCAACGGTAGGGTAAGGTACAATGACAATCTGATTGCCCTTAATATAAAAACTATAGACTCCGTTAGGACTAGAATTAGTAGAAAACTGCTCATGAATCTCGCTTCTCACCACTGGTTGAATGACTCCGCTGACAACCAGTTGGATATCCGCTAACGCTCCCCCAATAGCTCTGGGAGGAATGTTATAAATCCCAGTGGCATTAACGTCATTGTCCTTATAGGTAAGATAAAAGTTTTCTCTGGTAGAGAGAATCTGTCTTAGTATTCCGGTTTGCAGTTGCTGATCAGCAATAGCCAGAATGTCCGCAGGTCTAAAAGGACTTTGAGAAACGGGTATATGTCCTACTCGCTCACAAGAATCTATAAACTCAGTTGTGGTGT